CCCATATTTGGGTCGGATGGTTACACAAGAATCGTTGTTGCAGGAAGCCCAGGCTGCCGCTAAGGGTTCATATGGGCATTTGGCTGATCAGATTGATTCGGGGTTGACATTGGAGGACATCTTCTACAATTACAGGATGTTTGCTTCCAGGACTTTGGGTATTGATCCGAATGAGATTGATTTCATGAAGGATTCAAAGTGGGCTGATGCGTTCGGTACGAAAGATACGGGCCAGTTGTCGTTGAATGATTGGACTCGGAAACTGAAAACTGATGATAAGTATGGGTGGCAATTTTCGGATGAGGCTAATCAGACGGCTACGAAGTTGGTTGCCGATATGGAGAAAGCGTTTGGGTTCCGCAAATGAGCAACGTACCAATGGAAGCTTTGGACCCTGAGGAACTTCTTAGGTTCCTAGAGAGCCAAGAAGTTGTTGGCGGCGGTTCGACCTTTGACGAGTTGGGACAAATGGGTGTTCTTCCGCCTAATGGCCAAGTAATACTTCCTGATACCGCACCTCTTGAAAATCCACCAGAAGACGAGGACACGGAGGCCGAAGACCCTGCTCTCGTTTTTGCTCGTGAACAAACAACGCAACGCCGCCAAAACGCTTTCAGTCTCATAGAAACATTCCTAACCAAAGCAGGACTGACAGGGTTAGAAAAGAACATTCGAGAACTCTTAGGGCAAGGCATCGAGGACTCCAACTCAATCCTGTTCCGGCTACGTGACACCGAACAGTTCCGTACCCGTTTCAAGGCAAACACGGCACGAGTCAAACAAGGTTTACCCGAATTGGATCCTGCCACATACATTGGGATGGAACAGTCTTACCGTGAAACGTTGATAGCAAACAACTTCGACAAAGGGTTCTACGACGATCAGGATGACTTCAACAAACTGATTGAAGGGAACGTTTCATTAGGCGAGTTCCAAGCCCGAATTGATGACGGCTACCGAAAAGTGGCAGATGCCGACCCCGAAGTTATCCGCCAAATGGAACAACTATACGGTGTAGGTAAATCCGAACTTGCCGCCTATTTCATTGACCCTCAACGGGCACGCCCATTGTTGACTTCAAAAGAGTTGAAGCGTCAAGCCCAAGCAGCCCAAATCGCTGCCCGTGGCCGAGAACTGGCAGGACTACAGTTGACCGCCGAATCCGCCGAAGACTTGATTGCTCGCGGGTTCAGCCCAGAAGAAGCCCAAGCAGCTTTCGCTGCACAAGGCCAACTCTCAGGTTTGTATCAAGAGATGGGTGGCGAAGAAATGCTCTCCGCACAAGAGAAACTGGGTGCCACCTTCGGCTTTGATCCTGATGCCGCAAAGAAACTGGAACGTCGCCGTGCCCAACGTGTCGGAGAGTTCCAGGCTGGCGGCTCCTTCGCCGGTACCAGAGGAGCCACCTCTGGGGTTGTAGAAACAGGTCTTGGAACCGCCCAATAGATACCCCTTGCAAAACGGGTAATCATCGTGTACGCTTCTAACTGTTACATCAACGCAGCCATCACGAACCTCCAACGTGGTGTGGGTAAAGGAGTGAGCCATGTCAAACATCACTGATGACTATGACGACGAGGCTGGCGATCAAGCCAAAGACCCTGTTCGGTCACGTATGAAGAAACTCGAAAGAGATATTCAAGAGCGTGACAAGCAACTGGTTGAAGGCCAAGCAGCCCAACGCGAATTGGCGTTTTTGAAAGCAGGAGTTCCTGTTGATAATCCGATGGCCAAATATTTCGTGAAGGGTTACGACGGCGAAATCAACTCAGACGCTATTCGAGCAGCGGCTCAGGAAGCGGGTCTGATAGCAGCGCAAAAGGCAAGCGACTCTCAAACACAAGTAGAGCAGCAAGCCTGGAACCGTTTACAAAAAGCGGTGCGCTCTGGAGACACAAGCGAACCTGCAGTCGATTGGGCAAGCAAGATCAGCAAAGCTTCAAGTCAAGAAGAAGTGGTGGCGATATTGGCTCAGGCAAGAGAAGAAGCAGAAACCAACTAGCCTGCAGGCCCCCGGCCTGTCGGGGAAAGAATAACAGGACATGGCATTTACACAAGGAAGTTCACTCTCCGTCGACCAGGCGGCATTTGATCAAATCGCGTATTTCGCGTTGCGGTCAGAGCTGTTGTTTGACGCAGCAGCAGACGTACAACCAGTTGCACAATCAATGCCCGGAACATCGGTAGCGTTCACGATTTTCAGTGAACTTGCAGATGCAACGGCCACATTGACCGAAACCTCGGATGTCACCGCAGTTGCGATGTCAGACAGTCAAGTGACTGTCACCCTGGCTGAGTACGGCAATGCAATCAACACGACAGCCAAGCTGCGCGGAACCTCGTTCCTTGACGTGGACACTGTTGCTGCGAACCTGATTGGTTACAACGCAGGGTCTTCAATCGACACTGTGGTTGCCAACGTTCTGAAAGGCGCATCAAACGTCATTTTCGGTGGCGGCGGTGCAACAACCCCAACCAACAACGCAACGGTTGAAATCTCGGACATCATTGAAGCCAATGACATCCGTGTTGCGACAGCACAGTTGCGCAAAGCAAACACACAGACGTTCAACGGAATGTACATGGCGTTCATTCACCCAGACGTTTCGTACGACCTTCGCCGCGAAACCGGTGCAGCGTCGTGGCGTGATCCACACGTGTACAACAACATTGGGCCAATTTACAACGGTGAAATCGGTGCGTTTGAAGCCGTCCGTTTCGTAGAGACGCCTCGTGCTCCACTGAACCTGACTGGTGGATCAGCCTCAACGGTTGACCTCTACCAGACGCTCATCATGGGTCGTCAGTCATTGGCGAAGGCTCACTCAATCACCGACGGCAACGGAGCATTTCCGAAGGTCGTTCGTGGTCCAGTGGTCGATTCGCTGATGCGTTTCAATCCAATGGGCTGGTACTGGTTGGGTGGATACGGAATCTTCCGTGAAGCCGCAATCCGATCAATCAACTCATCCTCATCGCTCGGCGGCTCGTAAGCCGAACCGATTGAAGTAGGTTGACGAACGTAGGGTCGGGTAGTTCCCCTTCTACCCGACCCGCGTTGCGTTAGACTGTTGGCATGGCAACGTTTACTCCACCAACAGATAATTTGGTTCAGTACGCCAATCGAAACGATTTGAGCGTTGAGCATAGACTGTTCAAGTTTTTGGCTCCGACTGCACGCGGGCGTAACGTTTTCAAGTTGAACGACAACTCGTATACGGACAATCAGCCAGCGGATATGACTACCGTAATCATTACTTATCATGGTGGTCACGATCACATTGTTTCTGCTGCCGAAGCCTCGGCTCTAACCGCAGCAGGATACGGGGCCAACCTGACATGAGTTTCCAAAGGGAAATCAATCGACTTGCAGGCACTAGCGGCCTAGAGGCTCAGAAAGCTGCGAACGTTTTGGCTGGCACTTCTGGCCGTGAGTTGTTGTATGCGTTGAATGAGATTGCCGGTACTGAGGGCAAAGAGTTCAATGGTGTTATGAAACTGATTTCACTGAATAACGGTGGTGACGGTACGAAAGAAGCAAACATTTTGTTTGCAGAACTTGAGTTTGGTGACATCAGCATCGGCGGTTTTGATACTATTCTTTTGGCGTTCAGCCAGTCGTTTACTGGTGGCGCAGCGTTTTACGACGGGGGAGGATTTAGTTACTAATGATTCATCAAGGGGTTCATCCAACTTTGGATGTTGAGGGCTGCTGGAAATGCAAGATTGCGCATTTCTCTGTGTCGGCTGAGGCTTTACCTACCCGCAAATCGGATTCGGCTGGCACCATAGCCAGGGAGCGTGTGCTTGACAAAGACCTTGAGGCGTATCACCGGTTGCGTTTAGATGGTCAGCAACCCAGACACATTGATGGTGCTGCCACAGTTGAGAAACGAGCCGAGGAGAATTGGCAGGTTGCAACAGGTATTCTGCCTGACAAATCCAATATCGTTGGCTGATGCTACTAACAATTTATGTGCCGACATACAATCGGCCCGACATAGAACCGTGTCTGGCTTCTATCGTTCCGCAACTTGTTGACGGGGTGGAACTTATCGTAAGCGACAACGACCCGAAGGGTTACGCCGAACGGTTTGCCAAAAGGTATCCGCAAGTGCAGTACAGCAAACGTCTGAAAAACATTGACGGCGATCCGAACGTGTTTCGTGGTGTCACGCAAGGTACTGGCAAATATGTTTGGGTGTTCGGTGACGATGACACGATGTTGCCTGGGACCGTTGATGCTTTGTTGCCGATGTTGGATGGTGTTGATCGGGTGTTGCATTACACGGCCAAAAGCGGTGAAGTGACCCCAGGGTTTGATGGGTTGATTCGAGACTACATGGATGGGTTGAAAGATAAATCTGTTTTGGTTGCGTCAACAACGGTGACTTCTACGGTGTGGCGCAGGGCTGCCATGGACTTGGGGTTGGGTTTAGCAAAATTGGATACCAGATATTCTGTGGCTTGGGCCAGTTTGTGTATGCGAACAATCAAGGTCATGCCGACACCCACTCTGACCATTGGTGCCATCTATCGTGACAATGTGTTCCCGTATTTTGAAACGGTGATAGACGAGTACCTGCAGGCTTGGAGTGCTGCCGTTGGTGCCAACACAATAGGTTTTGGACAGGCAAACAAATGGAATTTTGTGAACGTCGAGTCGTGAACTATCAGCATTGGTTCGGCACCGATTTGCCGCAGTACGGTTACGGGGCAATGCTTGAAGGGTTCAAGTCTGGTTTGCCTGCCGATGTTGAACTAAACAAAAATGCTTCTGTTGCAGTATTCATGTATGATCCGTCACGGTTGATGGGCTTCTACAAGGGCGCGTATCGGGTTCTTTATACGATGTGGGAAACAACCAAACTACCGAACAGGTATTACCGGTGGCTCAGTTGTTACGACAAAATCATTGTTCCCTGCGAACACAACCGTGAACTGTTTTCCCAATATTCGGACAATGTTTGTGTTGTGCCGTTGGGTGTCAATGTCGACTATTGGAAACCGACACCCAAGCCCACGAACAGCAGGTTCAGGTTTCATGCTGGTGGGTCCATGTGGAGACGTAAGGGTTTGGATGTTGTGGTCAAGGCTTTTGAGTTGGCAAATGTTGATGCCGAACTACACATCAAGGTTCCGTTGGAACGGTTTATCCCCAAAAGAAATTGGCCTTCAAACATCATCATCCATAAGGGCTACATGGATAAAGACGAACTTCTTGATTGGTACAACAAGGCGGACTGTTTTATTGGGGCAAGCCGCGGCGAAGGGTTCGGGTTGATGCCGCTGCAAGCCATGGCTATGGGTATCCCAACGATTATTACTCCGACATCTGGGCAAGCGCAATACGCCCACCTTGCATCTGTTGTTATTCCGGTAACTTCACAGGAGAGCACGATTCACGAGATTGTGGACTTTGAGGGCTGTTTAGACGAACCTGACCTTGACGCGCTTGTAGAGGCTCTGAGACGGGTCTGTGGGGCTTCTGACGGGTATCGGGCTGAGGCGTTGGGGCGGGTTGGTCAGGTTGCTGAATACAGTTGGGTGAACTCTTGCCGCAAACTACTGAACGAGCTACCTGTCGGGCATCTGCTTGACCAGCCCACATTCGAGAAGGTTTTGTGTTATTTCAAAATTCGGGTAAATCGCAAGTGTGAGGCTGGGATAAACAACGATCACTGGGATTTTGTTCCAGGGGTTGATTACACTGTAAACAATAGTGTTTACGATATTTTGGATAAAGGAAACCGCATTGAGTCCTTTGAGGTCATAAAACGAACTAATTGAGTACCCGTTGGTGTATTGTAGAAAGTGGGAAAACTATGGCAACTAAGAAAACCAAGTCAAAAGTGAACGCTGCTGGCAACTATACGAAGCCAGAGATGCG